GCCCCCGTTTCTTGTTCCATGACCATATTGCAATATAACTGCTATCGGAACTCCATCCTCAATATTAGTATTTCTCCAATTTATAGTCACAGTATGATTTTCTCTTTTTATATCATAAGTCCAAGATTCAGCAGTTTTTCCTGTATCTTTTGGGGTAGCATCTCTTAAGGCATCAACTCCTTGTTTACCATATCTGTCTAATAACCCGGAGTGTATTACCTCTTTGAGTCGTTCAAGGTAACTATCAGTTTTTTTAAATTTAGGAACACAAGAAATAGTCACCATTTTGAATTTTCCTCCTAAGTTTAAGGTTTTCTATGAGCAGCTCTTCTTGCCGCATTTACACTACGATATTTACTATTTAAATCAGCTTTGCTCATCTTCTTAGGATCTTGATTCTTTATACCGCAAATTCTTATTAAAGTTAAAAGTCTATTTAAATGCCATTTTTGACATTCAAATGGTATTTGTGATGCTACCATATAATAGTATATCATTTCACTTGACAACTTTTCATCTTGTCGTGGACCTTTTTTTGATGTCTTTTTTATGTTGTCTTCATTAAAATGAGTAGCTGTCATAGGATCTTGTATATAATCGTTTATTTTCTTGATCGTTTCTGAATTTAATGAAAGATATACTAATGGATCTACATTTTGAGTTAATGTCATACATTTTATATAGTCAAGCATCTCTTCAGGAGTCTTCTTAACATTTTCATCTAAAAAGATTTTATGATGTTTCGATTCCCATTTTGAAACTGAAACTAAAGAATGCTCTAACTGAAGAGTTGTTCCCTTGACTTTTATAAATTTACTTGTTTCTTCATCAAAAAGATCTGCCGGAGGAATTATTAATGTTAACATAACAATCCTCCTTATATATTAATTAGATGAGGAGGGCATAGGTACGACTTCTGCTTCTGTAGTTTCAGGAGTCTTCTGCTTATCAAGTTCAGCCTGAGCCTTAGCAGCAACATCTCTAGGCATAATACCAAGGAAGAACTCTGTCTGAGCTTTTTCATCAGAAATAAGACGCATGAAAAGCTCTGAATAAGCATCTGTCGAAAGGAATTCTTCTGCAAGATCTTTATTTTTTCTAAATTTATTATCTTCAGTTCTTATGCCATAAGCCTTAACAATAAGCATCTCGAAAAGATCCATAATCTTCTTAGGATCGGGCTTTCCAGAAAGAGGATGAATTATAGAATCAATATACTTATCAAGTCCATCTTCATAGCTAAGCTGAAGTTTTGTAATTTCAGCTTTTGTAAGATTAAAATAAAGATCTTTTGTTACCTTCTCACCATCAAAATTTTCATAAGTTACACTTGTTTTATACATAAGTTTACTCCTTTCAAAAGTAAATTAATATAGTATTTAAAAAGAAAGGGCGGTTTTATAGTTGCCGCCCACAACTTTAAATCTTTACCATCAGCCAACTGCTGACATAATAGCAATAACATCCTTAGGACTAGGCATGCATCCAGGTACTGCTGCAGGTGTTCCACCTTCTCCAGCAGGAGTTCCATAAAGAATACCAAGAAGAGTTGTAAGATTTGTCTTGCCCTGAGTATCAAGCTTTGTGCTATCGATAGTAATCTTAGCAGTAGGCTTATACTCTACATTATTAATAGTTCCAACTTCCTGAGTAACAGTTGAAATCTCCCAGCTAAGAGATGCCGGTTCAGGACTATCATTAATGGTCTCATAGTTATGCTCTGAAGGGTCAGCGGTGCATCCCCAAATAAGGTGATACTTGTAACCATGATCATTGCCATCAGTATCAGAACCAACATTTGATCTGTGACAGAATCCAAACATCTTTCTTGCCTGCTGGCTAACCATAACACCAGGAATAGGCTCTGCAGTACCATCGCAAGCATCAAACTCTTCAGGAGAGTAAAGAGCTTCAATAGTAAACTTGAAGTTCTCTGCTGAACGCAGGGTAAGGTACTTAATGTTATCAGCATAGGTATCGTTAGCCTCTGCTCCTTCGGGAGAATGGTTAACTGCAGTAAGACCATTCCATGCTACACCATTAATATAGTTAGCTTTATAGGTCTTTGTTCCGACTGTAACATCAACACCAGTCTTGTCATAAAGATAAAGAACACCATGATCGACACCAGTCTCGTAAAGTCTTTCACCAGTCTGGTCCCACTGAATAGCGTAATCTGCCATTTTTACTTCCTCCTTTTAAAAATACAGGTTATATACAAAGTGCCATAATCCATCAGCAGGATAAGCTCGTGAATACGAAATATAAGGTAAAAATCTTATAAATTTATCAGGTAATTCACTATCTTTATTTTGATCGATTATAGTTACTTCATACGCTTTTGTGTACATATATATGAAATTATTTGCATGCCCTACATCTGGTTTTGCAATATCATATATAATACAAGGATATTTAATTTTTACATTACTAGGAGGTTGAAAATATACATTTCTACTTCCCAGAAATTCTTCCAATTTGTTCTGAAGATCAACTCTGGTATGCATTATATATACCTCCTAATGATAAAGTAAGTCGAGGGGCATTAAGAGTAATATTAGCTATTTTCCACTTAATACCCATAATCTCAACATACCTAATATTAGTGAGGTTTTCTATAATATAAGGATCTGTAGTAATAATGATTTCATTAGTAATGGTAATATCATCTAATAAATCTTGACCTTGCTGCCATCGGCGTGATCTATTTGAAATATCACCATAATAGTTCTTCTCAACTATTACTTCATTCCATATGCCAGGAGACGTTTCTTCTTGAACAGAAAATCCAATCTTTCCATACCATCTACTCATATCAAGAAAACCTCACCATTTTGAATTGTCCATTATAGCAGGACCTCTCTAATTATCAGCCGTTACCAGCAGGTACAGTCTCAAGTGCAATAGCACCCTTAGGCATAACCATCATACCAGACATACGAGTCTCGATGAGGTACTTCTCCTGGTTGTAGTCGATATCAAAGTCATCGAACATAGTAACAGCGCCCTTCTTATCAGTACCAACACGATAATCCTTAAGGTTAACAATAATACCAACAAGAGTTCTAGTCTTATCGTTAGAATCAACACGAGTAGCACCCTGGAATACAGGTACAGAAATGATCTTAGTTACACGCATTGCAGATGCAAGCTCTGCCTCAGTGCCATAAAGTCTATGACCCATGGTATCCTTAAGAAGAAGCATACGAGTAATGTAATCCTCATTAGCAAAGAGAACAGTAGCACCAGATCCCTTGTAATCCTTCTTAGCAAGAACTGCCATATCGATGAGCTTAGATGCAACAGTATCATCTGTATCGGTCTGTTCAACAGTAACTGCTGCCTTAATGGTATAGAAGTCATCATCTGTCCAGATAGGCTTGATGCAAGCTTCATCAACCTTATCAGGAGATGATACAGCACGACCATCGCCGATAAGAATTGCGCGAGCAACTTCCTCATTAAGCATAACCTTCATCTCAGCCTTAAGCCATACAACGATATCGAAATCAGTGATATCGATAATATCATTTCTATCAAGACGCTGTTTCTTGTATACAGTTGTAGGAGATACGGATCTCTTGATAAGAGGCAGAACTTCCTCTTCCTTATATACTCTGTTTCCGTTCTTATCTACAAGGTTACCCTTTGCATCACGGAACGGCTTTCCGTTAGAATCCTTATGAAGCTCAGATGAACCAAGGAAGCCCTTTGCTCTTGCATCAGCACCGGTGATATCTGCATATACACACTTAATCCTAGCGAAAGGACTCTTAGATACTCCATTAAGTACATCAGATACCCATTCCTGATCTCTCTGAACCATGATAGGAGTGCCATCATTAGCATACTTATCATCAGGGAACATAACCTCAAGGTTCGTAATACCGTGCTGCAGAACAGAATTTCTAAGACTTCCTGCAGTCTTAATGTCAGCAAGAATCGCTACCATATCATCATGAGTAAGAACGTTCTCCTGCTGCTCTTCGCCATTTGTTTCGAATAAATTTCTAGCCATCTCATTTCCTCCTTTAATATCGGAATGTTCAACTTTTCCTTTTAAATTTTGTAACGTGTCAGCTATAATAAAGGCAGCTACTCTCTGCTGTTCTTCTGACAATGTATCCCATACTTCTTTAACAGTCTTTCCATCAGATTCTGCATGACTTAAAGCCTCAGACTCTTCTGACAAATCAGACTGCATAAGCTCATCGAGATCCTTTTCAGAAGCACTAGCTATGGCAACTATTGCATAAACAGCATCTTGCTGGTCCTTACTAAAACTATTCCATACATCTTCTACAGTTTTTCCGCTTTCTTTCATGTCAGCATGCTCAGCGGTTTCTTCAGCCTTAGATTCTTCTTTCTTCTCTTCAGATTTCTCCTCAGCTTTGGTTTCTTCCTTAGATTCTTCTTTCTTCTCTTCAGATTTCTCCTCAGCTTTGGTTTCTTCCTTCTTCTCCTCAGCAGGTTTCTCTTCTGCCTTAGGCTCTTCTTTCTTTTCTTCCTCTTCCTTCTTATCGTCAGCATGAGAAATTGTAAGATTAATTTCGCCGGGAGCATTCGAAATCACATAATCTGTGAAAATGATAGCTGCACTTTCACCTTCTTCACCATGTTCAAGATCAACGTAATCAATGACTGCACCAGGATTTGCCCCAGATATTACAAGGCTAACCTCTTTAATATCACCATGAATTACTTCATTCTTGTTCTGATGTTTAAGATGATTTGCATAAATTGACAAATGATCTATGTCACCATGCATTACAGCTTCTCTTGCGGCCAAGGCTTGAGGATTATTATTAAATGATCCATAGCAATATACACCCTGGTCTCTATTCTCAAGCAATACATTGCCTATAATATCTTCAGGAGTTTTGTGTCCATGCATGTAAACAAGCGGGACAATGGCTCCATCATTATCCTTAAAGGCATTGTGCTTAATCACGCGACCATCAGCGCATAAGGCATCATTCCAAGTAGCCCAACCGCTAAAATCGTACTTTTTAGCCATTTTGATTTTTTCCTCCTTATTTTATTTAAAATTGCTTAAAGGTTGATCCAAAGGACTTTCATAATTTGGAGATTCTTCACCAGATTCCTCATTATTAGTCAGAATTGGATTATCTAATTGCTGATCTGTAGCATTTAGATTCTTGTTTCTGAGCTCATCAGCCCTTGGATCATCAACTGGCCTGAATCCTAGTTGAGCTCTGAGTTCATTAGAAGACAGGATCTCGTCTCTAGTCAACGTATCTGCGATATTAGCAATATTGCTTGCAGTCATTAACTTGAACGGCTCCTCAATAAAGATTATTTTCTGTCCACGAGTTCTAGCATTAGTAGACAGGAACTTTCGAGTCATTTCAAGTGTAATAGCAGCTAAAATTGGCTCGATAGTTCGATTTATATAATTTAACATAGTTTGCTCGTCAGCAGTTCCATTAAACACCGACTCAGGCATACCTAACTGGCTGTATAGCATACTCGTCAAATATTCGACCTGCTTCATAATGTTATTTTCAACTGGACGATTCAACTGTGTTATTGACTCTGTGGTATCTGCATAAGCTATTCCGTATTTTGAATTTGCTAATTGATTTTCTATATCTTTTCTTCTTTCTTCTGCTTGTGCTTTCCTTGCGTCATTTCTTATTGTATATGGTAATTTAATAATTAAATCTAATTTACCGCTTCCTGATTGTTCGTCTATTGCATCTAGCAAATTCAACTTTCTTATAAGTCGTTGCAATACTGAATTTCTATCATTCATTATTGAATAAAATGGATTTTCTATAATCGCAACTGTTTTCTTATCAACTATTATATCTTGTTTTTGTCCAACTAGTTCATTGTATACATTAATTTTTACATGTTTTGGATACCACTCTAATACACGACCAACGCGCATATCTTTTATGTCAAAAGCATTAGTATTTGGATTTACGTCTGTTATAATTGGTACTAACACAACTACTCCAGCATCTAACATTGTTATTACAGCGTCTTCTATAAGTGCTCTGCCTGTTTGATCAATATTGGCAGATAATTTTAAGCAATTATTTAAGTCAGAGTCTACTTCTTTCTTAAATCGTCCATTGTCATCTGTTTCTGCATGTATAATTTTACGATCAGCTACATCAACGGAAATTCTATTGTATATAGCATTAACAATTGATCGATCATTACCCATCGTAAGTCGTGGACGATCTGGTTGATAAAAAGATCCATACCCAAGATCTTTATACTGAACAAGATCATTAGTCGGATCTCTTCCTAGAAATGCATTCCAGGCATGTGATAGTCTATCTATAAATGACATAACTTATCTCCTATTTCTTCTTACGTTTTTTCTTAGATTTTCCACTTCCACTAGATCCTGGAAGTAAATAATCACTGTTCCAACTATCATAGTAAGTGGGCTCATAATAATAGCGCCATTCACCATTTACTTTCTCTTTATCTGCATATTTGTAATCATTATCAGATTTAGGAGTATCATTTACTATCTCACCTTGAACTCTTTCATATTTTGATGATTCAGATTTTGTTTCTTGTTTTGGTGTTTCTGCTTTTGGAGCTTCTTGTTTGGCTTTTGCTCCATATCTGCTAAATTCTTCTCCACTTTCACGAATCATGTTCTTAATGATATCTTTTATTTCATCATCTTTAGCATTGTTATAAGCGGTATTAAGATTTACAACTTTCTCTTTAGCAGCATTTCGATTATCAACATTTTTCTGTTTTTTCTCTGATTTCTTATTTTCAGCCTGATATTTGGTTATGCCATCAGTTACCATATTTCTAACATCGGGACCAAACACAGCTTCAATAGCAGCTCCAACAGCATTTATCTCAAGATTACTAAGCATCTTTGTTCCACTTTGTTTGACTGAATCACCAACTGCTTCGACTGCTTTATTCTTAAGATTTCTTATCATCTTATCAGCGGTATCAGTTCCAAGAATTTCACCCATTTCTTTCTCAAGAAGCAAACGAGATTTATACTCTTTTATCTCTTCAGAAGTCATGGTTTTCATATTCTTATTAACTAATTTCCTAGCTTTTCGAACATCTTTCTTGGTGAAATTCATGACCTTTCTACCGTCTGACATTTCTCCGCCACGATAAGCGATAGCTTTTACGACATCGTTTAACGGATACGGAGGTCCATTTTCTACACCCCATTTTTGGCCTTTTATGCCGTGATGGGATAGATATGATTTATATAACATATCAGGCCTCCTTACTTTCGTTTAAATAGTTTATTTATAATACTCATTCCTTTATCAGCAATACTATCAACAAACTCTTTTCTTGCTGCTTTTCGACATTCTGCTCTATATTCTTTTAATCTAGCCTTCTCTTCCTCAGCCATTCTTAAATTTCTTTTATACTGAGCATACGTTGCTGCATCTTTTGCACGAGCCATTGATTCCTGATTTCTAATATATCCACCAACTTTACCAGGATCTCTTACCGTATTGCCATCTTTGTCTTCATAGTAAAGATTTTTAAGTTTATAAGCGCCACTATCTCTCATTCTTTGATAGCGTTCATAATCTTTCTTTGTCTGTTTCGCTTCATTTTTTAAATCTTTAAGACGTTGTTTTCCATCTTTGCTCATAGAAATTCTACCAGTTTTATCATTATAATCATAGTAGTAATTTCCATTTTTCCATTCAGAATTGTCAATGGTGACTTTCGGTGTATCAAATTTATTAGTTGTTCCAGATTCAGAATTGGCTTTTTTCGTTTCACCATAAACGTATCGCCATTTTCCATTTTTTATAAATCTTGATAAATATTTATGGTCCTGTATTTTGAAATTTTTATCCCAATGTGTAAGATCATTAGAATCTAACATATCTGAATGTTGGGCTCGATTATTTCTAAGCCATTCTTTAGCCAACATGACTTCTTGTTTGTCATGTGAATATTTAATTATTTGTTCGGCTTTCCATACTTTCTCAAGATGTTCAAATTTCTTAGCATCATTATCAGATTTAAATACCAATGGAAGCCATTCAGAATGACCGGTCACATATTCATATGTTTCGCCATTCCAAACCCATTCACCTCTGTTATTGACAAGACGACCATTTACTTTTTTATATGAATCGGCCATTTTGAATCTCCTTACTTATAATTATCTATTATTTTATACTCATCACCAACATCTAACACTAAAGGGTTAAAAACTGAAACCTCTTTTGTATTTTTATTGATGATAAATGATGAATCTAATGGCATATTTGGTTTCTGATCATCAGTTATAGCTTTATAATTGTTTGGAACTGTGCTGAATAAGAAATATTCCTTATACTCTATACAGGCTATAATTTTTCTAGTTCCAATACTTTGTTTAACTATATTATACCCTTCATTAGCTGTCATAATTCTTACCCTTTCTATTTCCAGCAATCATAACTTGATCATCGACGTCTACATAACTAGCCATCTTATCTGATATTTCAAGATTATCTGCTCTAAAATAATTTACATATCCGGATTTTCTTAAAACACGATAAATATCATCTTCTGATTCATAAATTGTATTGCTTTGACAATCTCTAAATATAACCTTACCATCCGTTTTTTCCCAAACAATACTATGCCCGCCAACTAACCCAAAAGGAGGAGTCCATGTTAAACACAAATTGCCGTAGGCTCCGTCTGGATAATCATTTATAATATTATTTACAAACTCTTTACTTTCTTCTTTAGAAAATCCTTTTTGAGGATTGCTAGCTGTAATGTCTACATTTTTAGCGTCTTGATAACAATTTGCTATATTATCAAATGCTTCCCCGTCGGTATCATATATTGCTGATGAAGAAATGCCACGTCTATTTAAATCATACGATAATGTACAGCTATAACAATTATTAGCCCAACCACTATCCTTGGTATTATACTTTGGATTTATTTGATCCATTATCTGTTGCTTTTGATTATCTGTCATTGGTTGAGCTTTTGTTGGATGATCATCAGATTTAGCAGCTTCTCTTTGTTTAGTATTATCGTCATTCCATGTTTTCGCTTGTTTAGCAAATTCATTAGATGCAACTAATAATGAAGCTGCCGTAACAATCAATCTTGCGGCTATTAAACTAAGTATTCCTATGCCAACTATAGCAGCAGCTGGTAAAGCTTTCGATTTCTGATTCTCTTCTATATACTTTTTAGCTTCTTCTCTAGCTTGTTTTATTATATCAATTTCTGAATTTACTTTATTTTGAGCTTTATCTATAATATTATTTGTTTGATCTTTAATTGTATTGGATGCTGTGGTAATAGCTGATCGACCATTATTATAAGTTTTTTCGGCAACTGCTTTTCCTGCATTGTATGCATTATTAACATATACCTTTGCTGATTTAGATACTTGATCAGCTTTATTTTGTACTTTTTTAGAGGTGTTTTTAGCTGTATTATAAATATATTGCCATTTACCATTAACCCACTCTTTAGCTTTATACTTATGTTGGTCCCAACTCCAATCTGTTTTAGCCATTATTAGGACCTCCTTTTATAATTTTATTTCTCCTTTTTTCAAACGATCATTAAGATCTGCTGTGTCTAAAGTTTCGGATAACATTCTTCCTGGTATACCTAAAATTATTTGCATCCCATTACCGGATTTTAAATAATATTTTCCAAGATCTGTGAGTTCTTTACTCATTCTAGTTTTATTCATCTCTTTTACTATATTATCTACATCTTTTTGAATGGCTGCAATATTTTTTAAAATATCTTCTTGACTTGAATATTTATCTTTTAATTTATTTAATTTCTTATATGCTACTTGTACACTTTTATCCATATCTTTATATGCTCGATATTTATTAGAAATTACAGATCCTGATCCCCAACCAACTTTTCCTTTTTCTTTATATATATCTTTAATTATATTATAAGCATTATTAGACTTATTTACACTTGTTAAAAATGGATTCTTAGCATTGTATCTTTTATTAACTTTTCCAACAATTTTATTAGCTTTCTTTTCAGCAGCACTATAATCTTTAGATGGAGAAAGAGGATACGGAGGACCATTTTCTACGCCCCATTTTTGGCCTTTTATGCCGTGGTGCATGAGGTAATCTGAATCCTCTGAAATTTGATATTTAAACTCACTCATGACAGTATACCTTCTCTTTCTGCATCTGCTTTATAATTAAGACGCCATTCTATTTCTTTTAATCTTTCAATTGCTGAATTCATAGCATTTGGTGTGAAGGCATCAGGATCAAATAAAATTCTTGTCTTTATTTTGACATAATCCTTAATACCTGCATATTTAATAGCATCTGGTATTATCTGAGACCATACTTCATCACCAGTCTCAAGTATGAATCCACCTTCAGGGCCTACACCCATCTGATTTAAATCCATTAGGACAGTGTTTATATGGCCGATAAGCTCTTCATCATAAGCGGTCACTCCTGAATCTAGAGTTATTCGACAATATGCTTTAACATCGTCCAATATTTTTGTATCGGCCATATTTTGAGTCTCCTTTACTAATATCTTCCAAGTTTTTCATCTTCAGTTAAATAAGCTGTTGCATATGAACCATCATTAGCCATTAATAAATATTCAACTAATTCTCTATATTTTAGTTTATTGTAATCGCTCAAACCTTTTATAGTAACATCTCCATATTTACCAACTATATTATCTGCTAATCTAAATGCTTCTGATTTATATTCATTTATAGCATTATTGTAACTATCTTTTAACTGTTTATAAGTTTTATCATTTATATATAATGTATCTTGTTCATTATCATAATAATTGCCTTCAAATACCAATATTTCAATCATTTTTTCTATTTGACATAAGGGTAAATCCTCCTTTTATTATCCATCAAAACTTAAATCATTTATTTTATCATTTTTCATATCATATTCTGCAGATATATAATGATAACCATACAAACCACCATCATCGTATCCAACCATTATATAATTTGGATCCATAATTCTAACATTTATGTATCCTTTAGAATTTGAATATCCAGAATCACCAAGTTTACTTATTATTTCTTTTTTAAGTTCATTGTTTGACATTTTTTCATATTTGTCATCCCATGGTTTATCTTTATAATCATCTATAATTTTATCAGCCATAGCTTTTCTTATCTTAGAATCATAAGATTTAAAATCTTTTGAAATTAAATTTATAGTATTCTTTAAACCATTTATATCACTTGTGTCAAAACCATCTTGCGCTATTCTTATTTTTAATTTAGACTTTGGATTATAATCATTTATTTCTTTTTTATAACTTATAAATCCACCTCCGTCATCGATTTTATTAAATCCGTTTTTAGATATTATTTCTTGGCATTCATTTTCTGTATACTTAGATTGTGCATTTCTAATATTTCTTCGTATATCATGTCTTATTCTTGAATATAAAGAATCATTGTATTTTAATGTTTTAGAAACTGGTATATTTCCATATTTACCGATCAGATTATCTATATACGAATCGACATCATCTATATTTAAATTAGTTATATCTATATCGTCTATTGTTTTTGATGATAAATTTTTACGATATTCTTTAACTATTTTTTTAGCATTAGTCTTCTTCTCTGCAGCTGTATAATCTCTCTTAGGATCTAACGGATACGGAGGACCATTTTCTACGCCCCATTTTTGGCCTTTTATTCCGTGATGCATTAAATAATCCTTATCACCTATAATATATACATTACTCATAATTAGTCCTCACATATTAATAAAATTCCTCTTTATGCAACTTGTAAGCAATATAAGCATCCATCATAGCTGCGACATTATCAATCTTTTGATCATGACGAATCTTAAGTAACTTACGGTTTCCGTTTGTATCTTCCAAAACCACACAGTTACCCATAGTGTATTTCATAAGTTCTTCATCAAAAAGAAGTAATCTTTCTTCTGAAAGAACCTTGAGCTCACCTAAAGGTACTGATTCTGTTTTGGCACCCTGTATTACTTTTTCTATTCCATAAGGGCCATTTTCTCTTTCCCATCTTTCCATAAATTCAGCAGCATTATATGGGTCAAAGCCAAAGCATCTTACATCATATGCATATTCATCTATAAACTCTTCTAGATCATCATATACAGCCATCATATCTAATACTGTACAATCCAATACTACTAAACTTCCTTCTTCTATAAACTCATTATACTTTATTTTACCAGCTACTGGAAGCCTATTATAAGTTAAAGATGAAATATAAGATCTTGCTTTTATACCATAAGCATCGCCACTTAAAGGGAAAAGAAATGTAAAAGCACAGAAGTCATCTCCTTGAGATAAGTCTGCACCTAATGCACAAGGCATTCCCTTATATGATTTCTTTTTGTGAAGTAAAGTTTCTGCATAGCTAAAGAAATATGTCATACCTGATTCTGGTATACCAAATCTTTTGGCCCAAATATCATTCTTGACACCAGGAGCATTATCAGCTCGTTCTTTATCAGCAGCCAAAGTTTCAAAAGATATGGTGCCAGTCTCACCATCTAATTTAAGGTTGGGATTAGCTTTAATCCACATGCTTGAATCTTCGATCTCTTCTTTACTATCCAAGCAATAATACCATATAGATGTTTGTATACTATTATACTTGGTTTCAGGATTGAGTATATCGAGTAATTCCATTTTGATTGTATCACCAACTTGGTTTCTTACTGTACCTTCTGAACTTACACAAACCATAAGCCAGTCAGGATTCTTAGTACAACTTTGCTCAATCGCACCTGTAACATCTTCTTTAGTATCACCAGAAAGCCACTCATCAACAGTAGCAACTTTACATTTTAGTCCCTGAAGCTTATCTATTGTCATAGGTCTAACTTCAAGAACAGAATTAGTTAAAAGGTTTTCAATACCCTTTTTAGTACTTGCTAATTTAACTCGGGTTGCTTTAGGCCCTGTAGTATTATTTATACTACCCTCAGTAAGAAACTGAAATAATGGACCCTTAGCACGAGTTATGGCAGTTCTGAAGGGCGCCATGACCTCTTCAGCCTGTCTCATTGTCGGAGCCGTAGTGATTTGGCTCGTTGTGGAGGTATCGATTATTAAGAAGTATGCTTGTATAAATGTAAGAAACAATGACTTAGCATTACCTCTTCCTATAATCAAGAATAGTTTATGGATCAGCCTAACCTTACGTCTTCTTGTAAAGCGCTTTCCACCTGGTTTTCGAATATTTGGAATATAAACTGAATATTCCTCAAACTT